TCCTGTACCTGTTTCAACGTTGGTCGTGATGAAAGCTAAAATACCTTTCAACTCACGTGCCGTTCCGGACGCACCGCTATTGCCGGTTCCCGTGATGAGAGCCTTTTCAATATCGGTTGCAATTTCCTTCATGCGTTTCTCCAGTTGGAAAGCAAATTCATCGTCTACACCTGCTGTTGTAACTGCTTTTTGAGTTTCAGATACTTCAACGCTTTTGGTAAAAATCTGTGTGTAGTTATTCACACGAGTTCTTGCCGCTGGTATAGCGAATGTAAAGTCTGCACCTTCAATCTGGGCATTTGCATTTCCAGTTGAGAGTGAATCCTTTTGCCACTCATGGAGCGTACTTGATGCTTTTACCTTCTCAAGCCCTGAGAAGATAGGTGTTTCGTGACGGGTGATGATAGATACTACATCCGTCAAGTCCTCACGATTACCTACTGCATCGTATGTCTTTACTGCTGTTGATTGTGCCATGTTATATATTCACCTCCTTCTACCAAATAGTTTTACGAGCCTTTGGATACTCGCTTCAGGAGCAAATGGAGGGCATTTCTGTCTCCATCTTTGATTGCTTCCTTCAGATCTCCGTTGGTCGTTCCGGCTTCTGATGAGCCTGAGCCATCGGACGTTTCGGTCTTTATGCCTCGTGATTTAGCGATAGCGTCCTTAACGTGCCAATCGATGAGTTGCGGCATGTACTTACTCTGGTATGCGGTTTCAAGATCGCCGACTTGCTTTTGTATTGCGAAATCTACTATCTCTGAACGGTCAAACTTTGGTCTGCCGTCTTTCCCGTCATACTGCTTTTCAAGCCTAGAGAGTTCGTCCTGTAACGCCTTGTCCTCATCTCTTCGCTTTAATTCTGCTTCTACCTCTTCTTTGGACACAAAGCCCATTTGTCTGAGTTGTTCTTTAACAGCTTGCTCTTGTGGGTTTTGTTCCGTCGCCGGTGCATTAACCTTGGATTCAAGCTCTTTCAGCTTCAACTCATAGTCTCTAACCTTGTCATTTACTTCCTTGAATCGGGAGTAAGGGACATGATTCTCGGATTCCTTCGTAGAATCTGCGCTAGATTCCTCGGTAGTCTCCTGAGCCGTTTCATTCTCACTGGATGGGGCGTCAGTAGTATCGGTTTCTACTGGTGCAGTTACTTCCTGCGTTACATCCTCGCCTTGTGAAACATTGTCGTCTTGCATAGTGTTCCACCTCCTTTCTGTTGTTCTACAGTTTTTACGTTGACTGGCAACGATTGAACTCTAGTTAGTTCAGGTTGGCGCAATTCCTGAGTTTGACTCCCTCGTGCCGCACAAAGGAAGCCAAACTCAAAAATCAAGCCTGAGCCTGCTGTGGCCCACTACCTACAATCTGATCTCTAAAGAGCTGGATCTGGCGCATAACCTGCGATGGTAGGCTTTGGGCTTCTTCGCTTTGTATGAATTGGTCTATGTAGCCTACGAATTCAGGTGTAACACTTGTTGGTGGCTCTGGTGTTTGTCCATTAATGATTGCTCTGATTGCTGCTATAGCCTGAGATACTGCTTCTTCTGGTGCTGGGGACGGCTGGGCCTGTTGCTGTACCATGTTTTGCGCTTCGCCTTGAGCAAGTGCGTTTTGTCGGTCTACTTCGATGTTTGTAGCCGCTCCTTCGAGCTGAGCTTGTTTGGTGGATTTAAGGATTTGAGCGATGTTTCCAATCTCATAGCCTTTGAGAAGTGTTGCTTGATCGATTGCCTGAGTACTGAATAACTCAAGGAGCGTCCTTCTTCGTGCCTCTGGAGTCTGGGCAATCCATGAGGAAACTTTGACATCAACGACGTTTTTGTCTTTGATAACAAGTGCGCCCTCAGGTTGATTACTGGCCGAGGCTCCAATCACGTCCACAAACTCACGCTCTCCAGTCTCAGTGACAGGCATGATCTTACGGGCAAACTGGTACTTTTGAGAGGCAAGGAAAAGAATGTATTCATACACGTCTTCTAGAAATTCCTCAATGTTCTCTACGATTTCACTCAGGTTGTTAGAGTCGCCGACCTGCAAGGCTTCAATAGCATCTCCTGACTTTGCGCCTAATGGGATGCGGCCGTTGGTCGCGTCATGGATAGAACCGATGTCTTCAATGTAGCGGTTGGCGTTATTGATCTGTTGAAATATGGCCGTAGATAGGGGCGTTATTGGCTGTTGTGCTATCTCATATCCCCGTTTCTTCTCAAGGATTTGACCGTGTTCGTTATTGATAACGCGTACACCTGAGCCCTTGTCTGCAATGAAGCGTCCTCTGTTCATTAGGTCGTTGTACTCTGCAACTGAGGATTCAAGGCGATTAAGAAGCCTATTAACAGGGATTAAGTTCTTGACCCATCCTTCACCATACATGGCCAATGGCTCTACGTCTGATTGCAATCTGAAGAATGGAAATCTCGTAAGTCCTGTGTCCTCAGGTGGGCGAATTATAGTATCGCCGGCGACACAACAAAGCATAATCTTTGGAGTTTTCTTTGTCCCTTTCTTCTTCTTGCCTTCCTCGTCTACTTCGTCTGTATCATATTCTTCCTCTACCATTTCTTTGTACCAATGTTCACGAACGATTACCGTTTCTTCTTTGGAGTTCCCTCCCCATTGGACTTGTCCTTTCTCATGCTGGAGGATACGGGCTTTCAGGTTTGAGGCGGCCAGTAGGTTATCTCCTTTAATACCACCATCGGACAATTTGTACTTTGTATCGTTTTTCAGAGATTCGACACTCCGTTTGACTGCCAATATCATATAGCGTGCTTCTTCAACCTCTCGTGCTACAGGATCAATATAAAGGTCGTAAGGGTCAATCACATTAACTGCAATCTCGCCTTGTCCGTCGTCTGCGTCCTCGTCCCACATGACTTGCCAGAAGCCCACTGAGAACTTGAGGGCATGCCACACTGAACCTTTGAGCTTCCTGCGTAAATGAAGCTTGTCGTGTAAGACATCAAGGTAGTTGTTCACCTTATTTGCATCTTCAATGTTTTCCTCGGTCATGTCCTGTGGGGTAACTTCGGCACGAGGTCTGTTTCTAAGTGCGAAGTTTCTGACAGAACGAAGCGTGGTATGAACCTTATTAATTACTATCTTTGGTCTGCCTGTTTCTTTGGATGAGGTGATTATCTGTTGGGTGTTCTTGTCCCATTTGGCATAGTGATTACCTGATACCCATAAATCGTACTTGAACCAGAGCCAGTCAATCATGGAACGGGCGTCCTTTGCACTATTCCATTCACGATCAAGCCGTGCTTTTAACACAGTGTCATCGTTCGGGTCTTTGTAGTCTTTAGTCTTCTTCTCTTTGGCCATTTATGATTTCCTCCCTCGCATCTGGGTCGTCCAGTTCGAGAACGTTTGTTTCCTCAGGTTCCTCAGGTTCCTCAGGTAGCGCAGTATTGTCCTTGTAATGTTCAAAGTCCCGAGACATCAACCGGTCGAGTAAATCACGGTGAATCATGTTGTGAATCCACTCACGATATCCAACGAAAAGGAAAAGAAGAATGATGATGAGGTATTCCATGTCGTTTGCCACAAAAAAAGACGCACATTTCTGTGCGCCCCGTAATCTTTTGAGACAACCTAATGCTATATGAGACGGTGAGGAAAGTCAATTTAAAATACTGTGGGTACTCCGCCCATTGTTTTGCGTAACGCTTCTGGAGGTTGATTGAGTGTTACGGTTTTGGGTCTAAACATGCGTTCCATAACTGACTTATATGGATCATCGGCTGGTATCTTGTCGAGAATAGTTCCCACTGTGCGCCAGTCCTTGGCGTTGGCCGCTTTCTCCAGTGCCATTTGGTGCCACGGCCTTGCTGGTGGTGTCTGTGCTCCCGGTGTAATCTGCTTTAATCCGGGCACTTGAGGCACTACCTTGTGAGCATCATGAAGTCTAAGGAGTGATTCAAAGTTACCGGCAAGGGCTTTGTTTGTTGTCGTGGGTGAAAGTCCTAGTCCTTCGGCGATAGCATGGGCGTCCTTGCCTAATCGCTCTAGTGGCTGTCTGGCTTTACCTCCTCGTATCTGATCAATGAACTCCTCCATAATACGAAGGTCGTTCTGATCGAGCCCCTGAATCTGTTTCACCATGAGGCCGGGGGACGATACTGGAGCGTTTACAGCTCCCATAGCGGCATTACTGAAGTAATCCTTGTAATATGCCTGTTGCTCTTCACGGGGTTTCCTGAGGGGTGAACTAGGAAGAAATTGTCCTTCTGGACTGACAAGATACTTGTCCGATACGCCCTTTAATGATCTGAGAAGTGCCGGAAACATAGTTAACTATATCATTTATTTTGTTTGAGAAACATATTGAACTGTATGAAACACATGATTTATCTTACCGTTTTGGTAGGTTACGCGTATCTCTCCGTACGCATTCTTGTCTGCCATTTCGAGCATTTTGTATACAGCATCCCAGAGGAAGGCGTCATACTTCGCCATTTGGTGAAGCTTGTATATTTCAGGAAAGTATACTTTCAAGTCTTCCTCAAACTTAGATTGGGTAGGCTGGTCGGTCATATATCGTCTGACTCCCATTCACTCGTATTGTCGTTGAAAAAGTCTACGTTCTCATCTTGTTCTTCTATAGCTGCTGGGATGTATGTACCCGGTATCTTACCATAGCCCGGTTTCTTCTTCTGTTCTACGTATTCATGGAAGTACATGGTGTTTAAGTCGCCCAATGCGTCCATCATGTGGTCATTGGCTTTTTCTGCTTCTTCAATCTCGTTTAAGTCCTGCGCCTCTGTTTCTTTACGTTCTTTCCAGCGGTAGGATTCAAACTCTCTGATTGTTTCTATACAACGTGGGTGAACATAGTAGCCCGGTCTTCCATCTTCCTGTACCTTCAAGCGTTCTGAGAGCTTTTCGATCTTGTAGCGAACGTAGTTTTTGTTGGGTTCGCCACTTTCCTTAATGACTGGAATAAAGTCTTCACCCAGATCTGCAAGGTCTTTAATGTCACTGGCTTGCGCTGAGTCCATCGTTGAGTATTCTGGCGTAACATCTCCTCTCGTAGATTTAAGCTTAACGGCCAAAGGCGGATTAGTAAGTCCGCTCTCGTAGAGTTCGTGGGTTTGGTACCATACTCCATCTTTGTCGACTGCGATCCACGGGCTGGCTGTAGGGTTCCTGAATCCTCTATCCAAACCGCGTATGTAGTAAACGGGGTGAAAGTCGGGTAGGTCTTTAACGTGGATGTTCCTGTCGAACCCTTTGTATACGAGTCCGGTATACTTT